TCGACGCGTAAAACCATCACATCACCAAAGTTTTGTATGGTCTTAACAACTGGTCAATCGCCCAGGGAAGCTGATACTGCTTAGCCTCAGAAATGGCAGACCGATTATTGTAAAAATGCGTAAGCAACATCAGCCCCGCTTGCTTAACCACGGGATACTGACCGATAACACTGCCTTGTAGCGTGTACTGACAAAGCATCGGAGCGGTCATGTAAGTGTTAACGTTATTAGGAACCTCGAAAAGAACTAACTTGTTCCCTGTCGGGTCGTAGTAATACTGACTGCTTGCAATCGTCGTGAGAACCGGAGGGTTCAGGTCGTTGTAATACTTAACCCAGTTGATCGTTACGCCATTTTGCGAGACCTCGGGGAGATCTAGCGAGACCGGAGCTGCCATCAAACCCGAGATCAGATAAGAAGCCTGATACGTTACATTGAAGATTGGTACGCCCAAATAATCCTCAATTGCCATCCGCGCTGCCAGCTCAAGCTGCGACAAAAACTCGTCTTGAGATTCATCCGCAAACAAATTGAGCTGGTTGGTGATTTCGTCGAGCGTGAGCCATTGCGTAACCGGATCTCGGGTACTTTGAATGACCTTCGAGTAGTTGAACGGGTTTCTAGAACCCGCTCCGAAATTACCCTGTAGCTGACTTGGCATATTAAGCCCCGATCAAACGGACACCAGCGGTTACATCACGCACAGTCGAGACCAAACGCTTTTCCGCGTAGATCGTGATTGTCCCAGGCTGCGTTTGCTCCATGCGTTGCAACGTCATCTCTGAATGGTCAACGATCCACATAAACCGAGGCCAGTTGGCTAGGTAAATCGGAGAAGCGCCAATTGCAGGAGCGTCTAAGTAGGGATTGACAATAACCGGCCATCCCATGATGTTGACACCCGGGCCCTCGTCTTTTTCGCCAGTCTCAACCAACGCGTAGGAATTACTTGCATGGGTGTATTCACGCAAAGTTTGTAATGCCGTTGGGTGCATCATCCACGCCGTTCCGGGCATTCTCCAAAACTGGCCTGGAAGAGCGTTGGCAACATCAACAAGGCTTTCCCACTCAATGCCGCCGCTGTGCGTATAGCCGACCGTGTTGAGCGTGTGAATACCATTAGTAATAGCGGTCCCCGAGCTGCCATAAGCCGCCGTAGAACCCGCTGTTCCTGCGTACATCTTAAGACCGCGCAAGCCGTTAGTTGCGCCTGTGCTTGTGGTGGTTGATCCTGCCTGATCGTCATTGGTAGCCATCGACGCGGCTTCGATCTGGCTAAATTCCATTGCAAGATCTTCAGCAAGCGCAGCATCAAGACCGTTGATGTCACTCATCGCCGCTGCGCGAATAGGCATCTGAGCGCTAATGACGCGCATGGGAAGCTGCCAAATGCTCGTGGCAATGTTGGGCGATCCGCTGTTAGCGTTTACCGTGTAGCCCCAAGGGTTCGTACTGTTTGCAGCGTTACCAGTCTTTACAACAAACTGAATATCCGAATCTGCCGTCATGGTCTGGTTAGCGTAAACCCGGAAAGGGTTCCAGTAACGCAGACTTGCAAATACATCTTCGTTGTAGACGCGGCCACCAACGCCGGAGCCCGAGCCCGTGAGGGCTGAGGCTTCAGCGAGGTTCACCGTGGCTTTGCCCTCGTGGAGAGCCTGCTTAAGCCCTTCTAAAATTACCTGTCTCATAGTCTCTCCATAGAGGGAGAGGGCTTTCGCCCTCTTAAATTAAGCCGCTGTTCCAGTGGAACGGTAACGTACGCCAGCGTTAGGATCGCGCACAGATGTAGCTGCACGAGTCTCGCCGTAGAACGTGATCGAGCCTGGGAGCGTCTGGTCGTAGCGACGGAGAACCATGCTCAGACGCATAACGATGGTGTGGAACTGCTGCCAGTCCGCAAAGTACATCGGGTAGTAAGACGTTGTACCTGCTGCGCCGGTTGTGGGCTGAGAAGGATTATCAACGTACTTGTTAACAACCACGTCGAAGCCAAGCAACTTACCAACGATGCCATCATCACGGCTCAGACCGTCGATATAGATCGGACGCTTCTGATCGTCAACCAAACCACGGATGCCCTGCAACAAGATTGGGTTAATCATGAATCTTGCTGTTGGCGTCCAATATTGTTGAGGCAAGCTGTAGATGAAGTTCACAACGTCTTTGTAAACGATGTTATTTGCACCGACAGTGTTTGCGTTGGTGGTCAACTGGTCATACGTTGCGAGGCTATGCAGACCGTTGGTGGTTGCGGTTCCCGAACTTCCAAAAGCAGCCGTGGAAACTGTACCGCCCGTGTAGGTTGCATTTGCGCCGCCATACTGGTCCAAACCGCGCAGACCATCAGCTCCGCCAGTCGATACCGAGGTTCCGGTTCCCGATTGATCGTTGTTTTGAATCATCGAGGTTGCCATTGCCTGCTGGAATTCCATCAGCATGTCGTCAACAACGTTGGGCTCAAGACCGTCAATATCGTCGAGCGCAGCGGTTCTGATTGGGAACTGTGCGTTCAAGTCTTTGAGGATCACCTGCCAGATCGACGTTGCTTCAGTCGTTGATGCACCGTTGTTTTGAACCGTGTAGCCCCACTGAGCGCCAGCGTTGCCGGTCTTTACGCGGAACTGATAAGCCGAACCGTCAGTTGCAACGATGCGCGAAAGATCCATCATCGGATTGCCAAGACGCTTAGCAGCAAACACGGGGTCATAAGCGGTACGGCCACCAACATCGTAGCCCGAGCCGGTAAGCGCAGATGCTTCACGGATGTAACCGTCAAACTGGTCTACCGATTCAAAGATCTTTACTTCACGCTCAACCTGATTGCCGCCCTTCATGTACTCTTTCAGCACATCGCGGAAGCGACGATTTGCCTCACCACGGATCGTCTTGTGGATTGGGCGAATGATGGAAGGAGCGCCGATCTTTGCTTCTAAAGCAGCAATCTTTTGCTCAGTTTCCGTTTTGAGGGTTTCGACCGCTTCAGCAACTTGGGTCTTTACAGCCTCAGCGGTTTCCTGAAGTTTTGCAGCGTTAGACGCTTCGATTGCGTCTAGTTTTTCAATGACTTTCTCAAGCATGATAGTTCCTTTATCGGGTTGCGATTGCCTTTAGCAGCTCGCGGTATTGAAGCGCCTCTAGCAGTTTCACCGCTGCGTCCGAATCACTCGGTTGAGCGGGTTGCTTTGCAGATTCAGCATCACGCTGTTCAATAATCTGTTTCAGCAGCGCGGATGCAGCGGTTGCATCCTTTCTTGAAAGCCCTGCATCACGCAGTGCCTTCTCGATTACTCTTGGATTGGGTTTGTTGTCCATCCAATATTCAAGTCTTGAGATCTCGGCCTTGGGATTATTAGGGTTCATGACAATTGAAACCTCAGCCAATCCTCCCTTCATAATCTGAAAGAAGCTATCAAGATCATCTGTTGGCTCGCCGTTCTCATCGACCATCTGGTATTCGTCAGCGTAGGCTCCGACAGAAACCCCACCAACCATGCGCGGCGATTCCTTCATGATTGTATAAAGATCAGATCCTGCCGTGGTATTCAGAAAAAGTTTTCCGGTTCCCGTCATGCCTTCGTCAGTAATGTCGAATTTCGACCATTCGCCCACGGGCATCATGTCGCTTGAGTGCTGGAAGTACATGGGAAGCGGTCTGCCAGCTTCCATCCAGCTTTCGTGCCACATTTCAAAAGCCTCTGGTGTGTAAAAGAATCTGCGCCCGTCTGCGCCTTCTCTTGCGCCCCAGGTTGTCAGAGTTGCCTCGATTTCGCCGGTAGGTTCGCCCGTTGCCTCGTCAGCCATGCGGCCAAGCTCAACCTTTGCCTCGGTGAAGAATTGAACATGTTTCATAGTTACCTCACATAAACCTAAATGGTGAACCGACCGAGCTTCTTTCTAGTATTCGCTGCGCTGAATGGAGCATTACATCGTCTACATTTGCTGGCATCAAATTCATTTCCTGTATGACTGCTGGCAGCGATTGATACCACTGCATAATTTTCTCAACCGTACCTTTAGACCTCTCACGCGCTCTTTCTAAGCAAACCTCTAAGCCTGGATCAATCAAAACAAACTCAACGCGACGATTTCTGTAAAGCGTCATGTTTTCTTGTTTAGGGCTTGTGTCAATAATGTAAGCATCCGATTTTAAGCCCTGAAATATTCTTCGTATCGCAGTCTCTCTTACAGCAAAAGCCACTTCTCTTATATCGCCGGTTGATCTATGGCTAACCATTGAACCGAGCGCTTTAGCTAACGCATCAAAATCGACAACTACATCATCCGGCCCACGCACTTTCTTTATGTAAGTGCTTTTGCCTGAGCAGGGAGCGCCAATAACTACTCTAACTTTTCCGCTCATTTACCCGCTCTTTTTCTTGTCGTTTGCCATCAACCTGTTTTGGGGGCGGCTTGCGCTTTGCCGCTTCATTTTTAAGACGCTGGAGAACATCCTTAAGCATTGCCAGCTCTTCCAGTTTTGCCTACGACTTTAAGATTTCCGCCGCCGCCCGTATCCTGTGGCGAGCTGCCGGCAATAGGCTTATCAGCACCAGTGGGAGCAAGCAGAGAATCAGCATCGTCCAGACTGTTAAGCCCCAAATACTCCCGAGCTTCATTCGGCGTAAGAATCCCATTCTTAACTCCTGCAACCGCATAATTCATCTGATCCAGAGGAGCGCCCTTTAAGAAATCCTGCGTCTGGAACTGCACAAACAAATTCGGATAGCCGGCAAGCAGACTTGTCTTTAACTTCTGCTCAATATTCGTGATGTAGGGCATCATCGTCGACTTATAAAACTCGTCGAGCATCGTCTGAGTGTTGTTGTACTTAGATTCAGATACTCCAATCATTGCCGGCGGCACACCAAACAAACCGGCAATTCTTGCCATCGTCTGTTTCTTAAGTTCTCGCGCGTCTACGTCTTGCAAGGTCAAGGGCTTGATACTTTCGTACATCATACCTTGGTCTAAGAGCATCGACTGGCCGGGCTTACTTAAGTCTGAGGGCTGGCTGTTAAGCATGTTCGTCCATGCCTCTTTTAGCCTAGCGGCGATTTCTTTGAACTTGGAGTCAGGTATTACTTGCTCTGTGCGGAACAAGCCAGAAGGCTTTGCGCCGTTAAGCATGATGAAGTTGGAGTAAAGATCAATGTCTTGGTCTAGCGAGATCAGCTCGACAGCTTGCAAGCGGTTGAAAGACGAAGAACCCTGCCAGGGCTCCGACTTACAGTGCATAACCTGGAAGTATTTAAGCGGTTCGTCTTTGTTAAAGCCGTAGCTTGAGCTTGTAAGCGTGTAGTAAGGGTATCTATTCTCAGAGATACGCGGAACGATTAGCGTCGAGTCTAAAACGTATATCTCAAACGGAATCTGGTTAGGATCGGCCTCGTTCTTGCGCCAAAGTAATACGAAAGTCTCACCGGCTAACTCGTGCCACATCGTGAACTGATACCAGAACTCGTATTGGCTTTGAAAGTTATTTGGCTGAGAAAGAAGGTTAAGAATTGACTTTGCCCGAGTCTTTTCGCGTTCGGGAACTGACTCATCCGTTTGGGTATCGACTAAAGTACCATCGTTTTGCCGAGACATGATCTTGATCGGCAATTGAGACAGCGCCCGAGCCTTAGCGCCCACGCAAGCCATGACTGTGCTATTGCGAGCAAGCGTTGTAATGTCTAAAGAGCGTCCAGCCTCGTTGACAGCAGAAGTGGTTACATAAAGAAGTTGGTTAGATCCGTAGCCCTGCCCCTTTCCTCGGAGCATAACGTTGTTACCCAAAACCGTGTTGCCGAACAACGAATTACTGGAGTTGTCCGCTATTTTTCGACGAAAGATGTCAAATATGCCCATTTTTAGCCTCAAAAGACTCTGAATCCATACGATTCAGATGGTGCGGGATTATCAAGCGAACAGTGCATCGCGATAATGAGGGCAACGATCCCGTCGACCTTAGCGTGTCGGTCAACTCCGGCCTTTTTGACCTTGATGTTGCCTTGCACATCTGTAAACACTTCACAGTTTCCCAGTTGGTGGCCTAAAAACGGGTTACCATCGTGTTTGATTTTGTGACCAAGAATAAGCCGTTCTACATGCTTGGAAGGGTTGGAAAGTACCGCCATTCCCTGCCCAACTTTTTTAACCGGCATTCCTGCTTCGTATAATCGCGCAACCAGCGCAGCCGCATTATATGCGTCGTAGCCAACCTCACGAACGTCGTATTTCTGGCTTTGTCCCAGAATATACTCCGAAATCTCGCGGTCGTCCATAACATTGCCTTCGGTGAGATGCAAAATGCCCGAATTGATAGCCTGTCGGAAAATATCCTGGTAATGCGCTGGCAATAAATCAAAACCGTCTTCAGGCAAAAAGAATTTCCATTCGGCTTCGTAATCATCTTCAGCAAATCGCTTAAGCGTACAAACCGCGTTCAAATCTCGCGTTGCCGCCAAGTCAAAACCGATAAACACGGCCTCGGGTTCTCTATCCGTCAAACCAACAGCTTCATCCCAATGAGAACGGTCAACCCACGCGGTCTCGGCTGAGACATAGACGTTTAAGGTTTTGCAAAGGAACTCATTAAGCGCCGCCGGCTTGATCTTGGCTTCCTCACATCGAGCGGCAATTGCATCGTGTGAGACCGAGATATTGTGCATGGGATTGGCCTTATGCCAGACCGTCGGGTCTCGCCAATCGTCGCCAGCATCCAAGGAATACAGAAGACCGAACCATCTTGGATTGTCAGGAACATCCTGGTGGAGAATGTGCTCCATAACCTGGAGATCCTCGAAAAACTTAGTGTCTCTGGTAAAACTTGCCGTGGTTATGTATAGACGCAGCGGGTTTGCTCGTGCCACCATACCCGAATGCAAAACCTCAACCGTGTTCCTGTCGATGATCTGCGAAGCCTCGTCAATGATCGCGCAACTAGGGTTGAGCCCGTCACCCGTACGCTTGGTATCCCTGCTGAGCGCTTTGAACACCGATTGAGAATCGCCGTTCTTCACTATCGTGAACTTGCCAGGGATAAAGAGACCAGAGACCTCTCGGGGAAGGGTTTCGATAAATCCCTTGGCAGTCGTGAAAACAATGCTTGCCTGATCTCGATTAGTAGCGACTGTGTAAACCTCTGCGCCAGCATCACCAAAGGCGAGCTCATAAAGCGCGATCAGAGCGGTAAGCGTTGACTTACCAGCTTTGCGCGGGATGTAAACGATTACGTCTTGCACCATGCGCTTAGACCGATCCCGTTTGAGACGGAAGCCGTAGATCGCGCAAATGATGAGGATTTGGAAGGGCTCAAGATTTACAGGCTGGCCTGCCCACTGGCCTTTTACATGCCGGCAAAGACTCGTGAATTGCAGGAAGTGATTTACCGCGCCAGGATCAAAGACGTATTCCCACTCTTTGTTTTCTAAGTGATTGAGAAATCTCTGACAGGCAAGCCGTACATTCCTGCAAGCGTTAATCTCGCCTTTGCTTACCGCTGAAGCGTACGCAATGCCATCTTCTAGTTTCATGTTCCGAACTTAGGCCCACTTAAAAAGTCGTTTATCTTTTTGTCTTCAGTCTTGTTTGTTGCCAACCTTGATTTGGGTGTTAAGCCCAATTCGTTCATGAGTTTAATCGCATGGATAACCGCATGGTTGGCAATAGCAATATGAGGGTTTGGCGCGGCAGTCTTTCCGCCGTTTGTATAAACCACCAGTTCGCCATTTAGCATCTCTTGCCGAGCGTTGACGTAGATCTGAAGTTGATCAGCTAGCATGATCAGCGTATGCCGGTCTTGAGCGCTGCCAATCCCGTAAACCTGATACAGATATTCGGCAGTCTCTTCAACAAACTTAGCCGCATTGAAAGCGCTTGGGTTTTGCGCCCACTCTGCAAATGGAATCCTTTGCTTGATTTGCTCAGGCAACTTAGTTCCCATTTTTGTCCCTTTGGTTCCATGTATCGCGTGAACCTCAACCGGAATTCGAGCAGTCATGACACGTTCCTTTTTTGCGTCTTGCGTTTAGGGAATTCCCTATTTTGGACAAACCCCCCTATAAAAGTTACCTTGCAGAAAGTTAGGGGCGCCGCTTGCTGAGGAGCAATGCGACTTTTTTTAAGTTATTCCTCAATCGAAATCTCCGCAACCTTGCCTGTCGTGAAATCATAAGCCATACCGCGCTTTTCGAGACCTGTTTTGATGGAGTGGCATGGCCGGCACAGGCTTTGGAAGCGGTTGCCCATCCACTTATCCACGTTCATCTTGTGCGGGATGATGTGATCTACATCGCTTGCCGGGGTTATTTTCCCCAATGATTGGCATCTAGCGCACAGCGGATATTTCGACAGGTGTATCTGTCTGAATTGCTTCCATTGCTTGCTGCTGTACTTGGTATTGAATGCCTTGCGCTCTGCTGTACTTTTAAGCGCTCTTGCTCCGCCATGTTCGACGCAGAAGTAGGAGTGGTTTACTTTTGCATTGTCGCAGCCTAACTCCC